TGCGTCGAGATCCCAGCCCACCGCTAGGTATGTCGCTAGAGCCGTCGCGAGGAATGTTTTCCCCCAGCTTTCCGCCATCAGTTTGAATTCTTTCATTTCTATCTCCTTCGAGGTCAAACCAGCTGCCATCTTTGTCTCCCAAAGTTGTAAAGCTAATATGGAAATGCGACCGGTGAGGGTTAGCACCCCTGTATTTTCTGCGCTTCCAATTCATAATCGGACTCATAATTTTGCCGTCGTAAATAATGTATTTGATTCGCTTATCGCCTCGCTTAGCGCATTTGCGAATCTTTTCGACAAGGGCATAAGCCTCTTCTTTGTGTGCATTGAGATCAGCATCAATATCGAGGGCGCGAACTATCCCATTTTGCGGTATATGGTCTGAAGTGCCTTTCGCCATATGGCGAGCATCAGCAATCCAGCCATCAGACTTGCGATCGCGATCAGGATAATCGTCATCTATCTGCTCCCTTAATTGCTGACCTGCTTTGCAAAGTTTAGGCATTATTCAACTGCAACCGTTTTAACATATTCGATTGGTGATAATCCATCGGCGTAATTCTCATCAACATACGCAATAAAAAGATTGTTGTAAAAAAATCCTTTGGTATAACTATCAGTAATCGTTATACCATTTACGATTTCAGGATAGCCCAATTGCTCGCACAAAGCATTGTGCCAAATATCAAAATCCTCTTGAGTTTGCCATTGGTAATACATTACAAACCCCATTTCGCCTTGAGATAATCTGTTGTTTTTGTAATATTTGCACCCGACATTATTCCGCTAACAAAAATTATTTCGGCAAATGCGCCGTTAAAAGCATAAACATCATCATCTGTTCGACCACCAATCGTCAAAGCTCTATTTGGTGCAGAAGAACTGGGGGTTGTAGTTCGGCTATTGTTCTTTGCTAAAGCAGTTCCATCTAAAGTAAAAATCGACCTATTGGCGGCGGTTGCATTACTTGGATCGGATATAAGATGAAAATAATGACTTGCAGCAGAAACAGCAGTACCCGTGTCATTCTCGACAGGGCCAGCACCAGTATTTGCGTTTCCGACGCGATGAATTAAGTTAGTACTCGTAGGTGCGCGGTATATTTCGAAATCCACGGTGGCAGAAGAAAATCCACCCGTGTCAGCGTATCCTTGAGATGTTGTAGCGGTATCTTGCACCAAAACATAAAAGGCGGTTGATGCTCCTGAATTATTAAGGAATGTCCAATCACTTGCAGTTGAGGCAGCTAAAACATCATTTGTGCCATCGAAATCAACAACATTTTTACTGTTAAGACTTCTTGTTCCAGATGAAGGTCTTTTAGTTGAAGTGCTTTGTGTTAAATGATAACCATTGCCAGATTTATCATTCCATTGACTTACTGCACTTCCGCCAGTAATGCTGGAAGTATCGGCAGCGTCATACCAAGCTTTAAGATTGGGTAAAGACAAGGGACTGAAACTTGCCATACTTGAAGCGATTATCCCTAAAATTGGCATTAGGCGAGGTCACCGATAATCGTGAAGGTGTTTGAAGCTGTGCAGATAACTGTGCAGGCTGAATAGCGAACGCGTAACTTAGGTGCAGATGCAGTAGCGCCCGTTGAAGTAATTGTTACGCCTGAGCCTTGTGCAAAAGTAACTTGTCCTACACCGATTTGTTGAACGTGTATTTGGTCGCCAGCTGTGAAAACTGAAGGTGGAACAGTTACGGTGATGGATGATGCGTTGTTACAGGTGACAAGCTGATTGAGGTCGTTTGACGCAAGTGTGTAGGTTGTTCCCGTTTGTGTATCAAATTGCAAGCGTAGTTTTAGTTCTACTGCACCGCTTGTTGCGCCACCTGCTAAACCTGAGTCGCTGCCTGTTGTAACGGAAGTAATGTCCCCGGTATCGTTATTAATCCAAGTGTAATCAAGGTCTGTATTAGAAGCCTTTGAAAGAATTTGTCCGGTTGTGCCGCCTTTGAGATCAACGAAAGAAGTATCTATCGAATTGCCCAAAGTGCGCATAGCCAAAGCGCCATCTTTGACAAGATCTGTGTCGTCAGGGGTTTCCCACCCGAAGTTTGTTGTTGTTGCCATTAGCTGATTACTCCTATCGCGTCTTGCCATTCTAGCGTATTAAGTATCGTATTCCACGTTTCTGCCGCGTTCACTTGATCCCAATTCTGGGCTACTGCGCTGAACTCAGTCGGTGATGCGGTGAAAGTCAATGAGAGGCCATTAAGGGTGCTAGTCCAAGTCCAGCCTTCGATATAACCGGTAAATTCGCCGCCATAGATATTGATGGGGAGATTGGTTATTTTGACCGGCTGGCCCATAAATACATTTATCAGAGCATCTCGGTCGGCGTCAGTCATTTCGGGATTTTGAAGCGGAAAGGTAATGGTGTCGAATAGTGGACGCGGATAAGCGCGTAGGGCCACTTGGCGATTCACTATGTTCTGAGCATCGGTGGCATCGTGAACCAGCGAATTCTCTTGGACTGAATAAAGGCCGTAAAGGTCTATTGAATCTTGATCCGTCGCGCTCTTAGAACTATTGAAATTGTTTCCATAATTAATTTGGTATTTATTGATTATCTTGCCGGAGCGAATAGATTGCTTAATGCCAGCTGCAAAGGCTTCGCGAGCGTCCAATTCGGTGTATCCGTTGGCAAGTAGGTAAGTCTGCCGGTGTGCCGCATCAGCGTAACCAATTTCGCCATTGGCGTTTTCATAAATATATCCAAGAGCTGAGTTGGCGATTTGGGTGACGATTGAATAGTAATCAATTGGGCTGGCTGAACGTTGTTCCATTTCATACTGACCCGGACGATCTATATCCCCAAGTCCAACGTCACCAGCATTTGCCCAAGTCGTTGTTGGGTCAAAACTGCTCCATTGTTGCGCTGGACTAATTTCATTCCAAGAGGCTAATAGCAAGTCGCTTAGAATTGTAAAGATTTGATCTCCGTCATCGTCTTGGGCAACGCTAGAAGTCCAGATTGCTTTTGAAAGTTTGGATAATGCACCTAGAGCCACAATCTGGATCTGCGTCACATAAGCGACTGCTCCAGCCGTTCTTACGCTAGTGCTGACGTCGCTAATTCTTCCGCCAAATAAGCTTACCCAGTTACCGCTTGTATCTTTTACTTCAAGGGTTACGCCAGTATTAACGCTCCAATCATAAAACGCGTTGCTGGCGTTGATGAGTTGCAAGTTGCAATAGCCGCTTTGGGCTTGGGTATTGACGTCGGTGCGTCCAGAAGTAGCGGTAAAGCCGACAAGGGTTAAATCTGTGGCATCTGTGCCGTTAATTAAAACGCGATACTCGGGCGTCCAAGCTGTCATAACTCTTGTCTGATTCCAAACAACTGGCTTCCGCCACCAGTTCCGCGAGAGTTTGAATTGTTGAGAGCTGAGACAACTGCTCGAGTGAAGCCTTCTTCATCAATTGCGCTGGGGGCATTGACGTTAATGGTTACAGGGGCGATTCCTTGAGCATCTGCCAATCTTGAGAATCCGCCAGAGGATACTGTGATAGGTGCGGCTGATCCGACTGGAACGCTTGGCGTTGAGGCCGCAACTCTGGGAGCGGTTGTGACTGGCGTTGTAACTGTGGTTGTAGGCGTTGAAGGTGTTATGTTAGCCGAACCGCTCGATGGGGGAATGATTGATGCGCCGCCGAATGGCAGGCTGGCTGTTGGAACGCTTCCAGTCCTCGAAGTGGTTGTTGTGGAGATATTAGGAATCGTTGAAACGTTAGGGAGAATGGGAATTGAATTGTAAGCGCGGATAATCTTATTAACTGCGTCAATAACGTCATTAGCCAATTCTTTAACCTTGCTGGTGACTGTGCCAATGATGTTGATGATTCCAGCAATTGTGGCTCCGACTGATTTGATTGCGCCCACTAGAGCCGTTTCAAAAATGGGGACAAGATAGGTTTTGATGAAAGACCATAAGTCGCGCAAAGCTGCTTCGTTATTCTTAAAGGCTTGAACGATTGGATCAATGGCTGCTCGTTTAGCCTCTTGGAACTTAGGAATGAGAACGTTTACAACGTAATCAAGAAGTCTCTGAATGACTGGCAATAGTTGAGCGCCAATTGCTTCTTTGGCCTCATCAAAGCCCACTCGCAATCTAGCAATCTGACCTTCAAAAGTATTGGCTTGTGTAGCAGCTGCACCGCCAAAGGTTTGACCTAATTGCGTTACTGCGCCTTGCAATCCCATCGTTTTGATTTCGGCAGCTGATAAACCGATTCCTAAACGAGCAAGTGAAGCCGTATTGCCTTCATACGCTTTACCTAATGCGTTGGAAACTGTCTCGACGTCTTTGCCAGTAGCGGCTGAAATATCAAGGGCCAAAGTTAATAATTTTTGTGACTGCTCAACGGATCCTGTGGCTGTCGCAAGTCTCTGAAGGGCTGGACGCAACTTATCGTCTGCTACGCCACTAGCTAGAGCCGTCTTACTAATCTGCTCTTCGACTGCCGCTATTTGGGCTTCTGTGGCCCCTGTGACGTTCTCTAATGCTAGGGCTAAGCGCTTCTGTGCGGCTTCATCTTCTATCGCCGCTTTGACCCCTTCAATGGCTAATTTGCCAGCATAGGCGGCAGCCGCAGCAGCGGCAGCGGCAAAAGCCGCAGCGGCAATCTTGCCAAATTTTTCTAACTTACCGCCAAAGCCTTCGACTTCTTTAGAGCCTACGTCAAGATTCTTTTTTAGATTATCAACATCAGCGAGAATGGATAACTTAAGCGTTCTACTTCCGGCCATTAGATGTCCCATTCCTTAAGGATGTAAGCAAATCCTTCTTCCCACTTATTGACTAATTCAGGCTGAATTTTGCGAAGGGTCGGGTAGATAAAATAACCTGCTGCCCCCCTACCAAGTCGAGGACTTCTTCTGGGAAATT